ATAAAACATCCGGGGTTGTGGGATATGTCCTGACTCTCTTGATCGAGAGTATGAACTATCATACCATCACACCTCTGATAATATCTACCAATTTCTTCTGGAGTCATCGCTATGACCATACCAAAATGTCTCCCATACCTAGAAAACCACTTCAGCACTGGCAAGAAAAATTTACGACACATGAGATACAAATGTAAATCATCTGGCATAAACAATCTAGTCTTTCCTTCAGTAACTTTCTCGACCGGGAGTTTTTCTGGTTTTAGACATGTACTTCGCACAAAGGCAACTGATTGCCTACTAGCTAATGCATTTTCCAACACTTCTAAAACCTCCAATACTGGTTTGATCAACTTGGGCTGTTCAGACAGCGCATCACACGCCAAATCCTTCTGAAAGCCAGGATAAAAATACCCGGCTGACTTATTCCTTGGCATAGGTTTTTGGTCTTCACCTCCTACTATAGAATCATTATAGTGCAAAATAGTGGGATCCACTTTATAGATCCTCGCTATTCGCGACATATACGATAATACAGTCGAGGGAGCACGCCTGATCGAAATCTTAAGATCAAATTTACGATCTGCTACCTGAGTCCACTTCCGAAATCTGTATCCTTCAACGTTCTCTTTCCTCTGCACTCCATCCGTAGTTCTCAGCATCTTTGTCATCACAGCCGGCGCATACTTCCTATTCCACCTATCATCTCTGTCCTCATACAGACCTTGCAATGGCACCACAGAACTATTACGGGGAAACGCCGCCTCTCGCGGAACGCTCCCTATAATATCCATTCCCGTTAAATATGACGGGACTGGCTGGGTCATCTTAGCTTGCATCTGTATGGTTCTCAGTGGTCCTGGTACATTCAACTGCTTACGCAGTCTGTAAATATCCCTCTGTGTAACTGGTGTAAACATCGCAGACTTACCATCTGCTGCACTGTGCAATCCAACGATCTGACAACCGTCAGCACCTGCATCAGTGTTGTAGTATATACAACCACAATCACCCAGGGAAGTACCGCTACTTGCTACACGGACCACTCTTACTGGCCCATCCAAACCACTAGCTGCTATCTTAGTCACTTCTGACACCTGCAGTGTCTTAGTAACACCGGATTCTGAAACTCGAATCACCTGCATACCCGGATATTGCACTACATCAGGTGTAAATTTGGAAACATGATCTCTCAACCCTGTAACCGTCTTCCACAAGTATATGTACGCCAAATCCAAGTCCTCGGTTTCGGCAATAGCGAACTCTGTACATCCTTCAGTATTCTGCAGAAAACGAGATTGTTTGTCATATTTCATAATAAACCCTTCACTCAAAGCATGCTTAGCATGCTTGACAGTAATCAGCTCATTATTTGATATAGCAAACGCACGCGTAATCAACACACCTGACGGGTCAAACAAACTCACAACAGACTTCACCAAAGCAGGTATCTGCTCCTGGACACGCTGATTATCATCATTCAACAAGTCCTTCAGACTTCGTACAAAAGGGTTCTTCAGTTGCTCCGCGTAGATTTTACTCACCGGCGTAGCTTCTTGAACCCTCGCATAAATCTCTTGCTTGTTACCTCCTACATCAACAACTCTCCTTGACCATTCCTCACCTGCGACAACTATCTTATCTGCTGGCCCATCAGGGACACTAACTGGCTTCTTTCTCAATTTCAAGAAAGCGGCCACAGTTATCCCTATGAGACCCGTCAATATCAAACCAGCTGCTGCCAATCTGTACACCTGCGGTGAATCAACACTGTCTATTGCCTCATAGTCAACGAAACCATTAACCTTCGTTATACCTTGGCTTAGCAATAACGTGCGCATATCCTCTGCGTCTACAAATCGAAACTCCTTATGCTCCGGGTAAAAATCCTTCCACTCTGGTTTGTCTTTATTTGCTTTTTGTGCGCAAATTGGACAACAAATCTCAGGTGGTATATCGGGCAAGTGCCTACACGCGACACAACGAAATCCAGCCTCTCTGAACAAATCGTCAGGTTTAGCCACATTTGGTCCTTTATACAAAGCCACACACAACTCTCTAACGCATGTTATGGGGTTTCTGAAACCTTCCATAAACCACTTAATTCGGGACTCCTCTTTTACGTTCTCAAGGGGCCCGTCATGAAATACCAGTTCATCCTGATACTCAGACATGGCCTCATCATACGTAACACTACCATCTTCCATTCTAGACGCAATCCATTCACCCTCTGGTTCAAACTGTATCTCCGAATCGAAACACGGGGGAGATCCTGGGGATCTCGCCCATTCTTGATCTTCATCCTCGTCGGTACTCACTTCCTCTTCTTTCTGTTCTACCTTACCTTCGCTTAACACTTCACTCACAACTCCAAGGTCTTCCATTACATGCTGCTCCAAAATAGACATATCATCCAAGTCTAAAATTGTACTCCGTTGACGCCTAAAGCGGAATGGACGTAGCATCATCTCTAATTGCACATCACCATCCTGTCCTTCGTCTTTCTTCGGTGCCTCACCTGCATTATCAGGTCGTTTATCTGGAAAAGTCGCAACCTTATTACCACCAGCTACGTTCCGCTGTGGGCTAGGCCCCACCTGTCTAGCGACAGGGGGTTTGGCCTTCCCACGCACCACAACTTTATCACGTGGTTTGCGTTCAGCGAACTTTCTCATAGCTTTGTTGCTAGCATCCAACTTCTCCTTAATCACTTTAGGATCTGTGATACCAACTGGCACTATAAAGGCATTCTTCTTCTTTCCAAGCATTTTAGCAAATTGATCCATGTTAGCTCTATCCAAAGGCTTCTTCATCTTCTCAAAATAAGACTCAACTCCCTTACAAGCCGCATATATCACATCCCTAATGGAATGTATATTAGTCACCTTGTCCAAGTTAGTCCTATCACCTCGCAGATAAAAATCAGCCTGATCGGCTCCTCTCTTTGGATCCACAATCAATTGGCCCTTCACAGGGTCATATTGCCTTGCCCTTACCTCATAAAAGTACGTAATCCTCCTTTCAAACGCTTTTGGAAAACTGGCTTGTTTGAGTTGGCTGTGCCACAATGTCCAATCTACATTTGTGGACACAATCATAAAAATAGGTGCCACACAGATACCCTTGTCTGACAATGATGCAAACGGGGCAAAATAGGGGGCCACATCAGCTAACGCTAACAAGTGGCGCGCAACTCCATCTTTTCCCGGCATTTCAACCTCAGACAAGAAATCATTCAAAACTATCACGGGTTGACCGCGATACCCATCAAAATGTTTACATGCACTCGCTAAAGTCCAGGCAAACTCATCATACGTGGTATCTTTATGCACATATCCTTTCTCAGCACAGAAAACCAATAACGCTCTCAATATAACCTCGGTACTAGTTGATTTTCCAACTCCTGCATCTCCATACAAACAAATCACTTCTGGTTGTGGCGTACTCATGGCCACCTTCGCACTAATCCAATCAGGCGCTCTAAGTTGATCGGCATAAGCACGCCAATACTGCTGTGTAGCAGCAGTAAACGTCTTCGCCTCATTAACATACATAGCATAAGCCATGCGATAATTCTTCTCATCCCAAACTTTGATTCCATCAGCACCATACAGGGTTTCTTTCTCTCTCGCTTCCATACACTTCTCGCGCCAGTGTGTCGTATGGGGACATGACTTCTCAATCATCTCTCCCAACGGCGTCCTAGCGTCAATAAACGTGTTCAATATCGGCACATATCTAACCAACTCTCCAATGTTGTCAGGTATTATATAAGAAACACTCCTGGCCAAGTTACAAAACTCCGTCACTGACTTCATGTTCACGTTAGCTCGATGGCCCAAAAACCATAACAAACCAGACATAAACACATGAATCGGAAATCCACTAGGACCCTCCAATCGCAAATAATCAGTAAAACTAGGAATAATAACATGTGATCCAATTTCCATAGTCACAGCTAAGCCAAACTCCAACATTATAAATTCTGGTGGATACTCAACTGCCAACCTCACTAACAACATAAAAAGTTGGCGCAGCATAAACTTAAAAGTTTCTAACAACGCACACACCTTCTTGTATCCAGTAAAATCTCTAATGAAATCCATGACTCCTTTGGTTGTTCGATTCTTAAGGCGAACAATCCCATCAACCATAGATCGTAATGTATCACCTACAAAATTGAATCCTTCTTTGCCCAACTTTGCGGTCTGTCCCAGAAAATCCAGGACAGTTGCCACAAAATTGTGCAGCAGGTCTGACAATCCTAAGTCACCCCACAATCTACCAAAGTCCGGCATTGCTTGTAATTCCAACTGTTCCTTCGCTTGATAGTGCTTCACCACACGCTCCTTAACAACGGTACTAATGCCATCAGCTTTTGTCATCCATAACACCACCACTGCCCATTGTTGTGCTGGTCCATAAGTACTCCAAACGGTACCTTCTCCAGTCAACAACAAACTTGACACATGTATGGTGCAATTGTGAGCCCCTATACGAGCTCCTGACATAGCATTAAGCATTGGCCACCATTTAGGTGTTATACAAATCCTACCAGCACTCTCATAATACCATATGTTAACCAAAGCGGGTGGCTCACAAACTAGACAATCTTCTAACTTGTTTCTCCCGCAGATGTTTCTAACATATATTGGTATATCCAATACTGTACCGGACTCACCTATTGCGTGGCGAACTGCACTCGCATACCCAGGACTTGGGATGTCCATCAAGTGTGTCATTGGTATAATGTCTTTATAACCAACATCATATCTGCAACACACTCGATCAACACAAGACCTTACGGGGCCATTGCAGTGCAAACACACACCTCCAATGATATCGCCTCCTCTCCGCAAAGCTGCTCTCTCGCAACCAACACACTTAACTGCAACATATTCATCATCCGTGTCTTCTTCACACATCACATCATCGTCACACCCAAATACATTAGCTCCGTTCATCAACTCATACTCGGTATACTCTTCAGCTATCTTCCTTCTCTTACGACCAACCTCACCTGTCAAACTCCCTCTCTCTAAACCAAGGGGCGGTTCTTCAGCCGAAGCTGGCGCAAGCACAATCTCTTGCTTTTCAATCACCTCCATCTTTACAACGGGCAAAACCTGTTCGGTTTCTTCCACAATCGTGGGCGCAACAATACATTGCTGCTTTTCCGTCACCTCCTTCTCAGAACGGGCCAAAACAGCCCCCTCCACCGTAGTGGGCGCAAGAGCGGACTCTTGCTTAACGTACACCTCCGCCGGGATTTTTGAAATTTGAAACGACATCACAACGGATCGGCGCAAATCTCAAGTCGGGCGACTTACTTCACAAATAGTGTCAACCACACATCCTCATACACATAAACGCTATAGCGCAGATCTGGTACAATATAGGGCCTACATAGTAGGACAGTCCCATACACTCCCAGCCACACATAATCAGTATTAGGCATTCAGTGATAGCTTAAATTCTCCATTTATCACATTACTTCGTGATCTTCCGTAGTTTTCCAAGCTCATCTACTAATACTCTAATCTAATTCATGCATGTTTCCTTGATCCAGTCACCTATGTGCACAAAGAAGCATGATCGCGACTTTCATGCGGACAATTCAACGCAAACTCTGTTACTACTCTGCACCAGACTCAAGGTATTACTACCGATAAAAATCGCCTTTTCGCTGCATATCCATATTTCTATGGCCGCGCTACTGTTTTATGGACCAGTAGGCCGGTTTACCCCTTCGAAAAGAGGGCCGACTGCAAAAAGTCTCGTCCCGCACACTCAATCGAGCGGCGGCCGTAGTACTGTTCCTGAAAGGCATCCCCATGCCCCTAGTTCAGAACATTCCATACGGTCTTAAATGCGGTCCATGAACTGGACCTCAACTCGTTACCGAGAAGCCATGACTTGCAAATCTGTCATGGGCCCCAACTAAATGGAGCAACTTCTGCCACTTGTCAATCGACAAGTGAGTAATCCAGTCTAAAACTGGAATTCAATTCACTAAATGAAAAGCACTGATGTACCAATAATCAGTGGTGTCTTAAGACACTCAATATTTTAGGCGGAAAAATATTTCAAGTCAATCATATAAATCCACTGCTGCTGCTATAACAACGCAGTTTTAAGCCTTATTATGTCGGATCAAGAGCTGATCCTAAGGTACCCGATTGAAGGGCGGTTTCAAACATTACCTCTATATCATGTCGGCAACTGTTTCTATACAATGAGGGGATAGGCATTAAGCATATCGCGATGGGTACTAACCATCGGGATATGCTTAGTACGCATC